ATGTCCGATATAAGCATCAAGAAGTTTCCCTTTAGGGCAACATACGACACATTATTAAACTGCATGAATTTTGACGAAATCTTCATGCACCACCTAAAGTGTAAACCAATAGGTTGACACCATCACCCAGATAATAAACCCATAGATTGACAATGAAAACAGAGACAACAGATACCACAGACCCATGCCCAGTATGCCTGCGCACAATGCAACAGATTAATGAAGGGGCAGGAGACTGCTACTGCACACATTAAAATGTCCAGTTTATTTATTAAAAAACAAGACAAATGAAAGATACATCACAATACTGGGTTGCTATTGATGATAATAATCAAGTACATCAATATTCAAGTTTTAAAGAAGCATTAAAGCATACAGGAAAAAGTGTAAGCATAATGACAAAACAATACTATACCGCAATTTATTTGGAGATAATAAAGAAATTTTAGCAACCACACCTTAATTTAAAATTCACACCAACATGAAATATAATCTTAATAAAACCCAAGTATTTTATTATAAACGAGCAATAATTGGTTTACGGATTTATACTCCTGACCAACTTTACATGATTACTAGCGATAAAAAGAATCGTATTAAACGAGTTCATAAAAAAGCAAAATCAGTAATTCAACTTTTAAGGTATCAGCATCTTGTTAAAAAATCTAATAGTATTTTGACTATGTATTTTAATCAGGGTAATGTATACAACGAACTAATGCAAGAAACAATTACCTTTACTTCTCCAGATCTAGATGTTACTTTAAATGATATAACTCTTGATATTACAAAAGATGATATTATTAAATATCTTTTAGAATCTGGTGTGTTAGGTCCAAACTTTTTAAATTTAAAGTAAATGTCAGAATATAGCGGATTATCAAATGAGCAACTAGTATTTATATACCTTAGACTTGCTAAATATGCACAATACGTTGACGAATTAATGCTTGATGCATATTCTACACGAAAATTAACTATAGGTTTTGGGCATGTACAAACACAAACTGATGTTACTGATGATGATTTAGAAATCATTATGAATATACCAGTTGTTCAAATGTATATGAGTATTGAAAAATCATTATCACCTATTGTCAATATTATAAAAGATGCTGATCCAGCACTATATGATAAGATTAAAGAAATGTTATTAGAAGCGGAGTCTGCCAGTGAGTTTCAAATTAAGAGCTTTGAAGACGAAGAGGATGACAATGATGAATTTAATCCAGATGATAACTAAAAAGAAAATATGTTCAGGTTGTAAACTTGAGCAATACATATGGAAGACGATTGGTAGAGAACGTTATTGTAAGAGTTGTCCTGGACGCATCACACCAACAAAAGCCATCTCTAACAAATCTTCTAAAAGGGGTGGAGAGGATCAAGTATATTCTAAACTAAGAAAGGATTACTTGACTCTTTATCCTGTTTGTAAAGCAAAAATACCAGGATGTACGTCAGTGTCTACAGATGTACATCATAAAGCTGGTAGAAGTAAGTATTACTTAATTACAACTACTTGGATTTCTGTTTGTAGATCCTGTCATAACTGGATAGAGAGTCATCCAGAAGAAGCTAAAGAACTTGGATTTTCAGAAAACCGATCATAAAATTAAAATATGTCAAGAGATAAAGTTCAATCAGAAGCTATTGTTGAAGCAAATAAACATTTCAGGTGTGGACTAGGTATTTCAATGGGTGTAGGAAAAACTTTAATAGGTTTAGCTCACATGGCTTCACACTATAATAAAAATTCTAAGTTTTTAGTTGTTGCACCTAAAATATCCATTTTTCAATCTTGGAAAGATGATGCTGTAAAATTTAAAATGCAATATTTATTAGACAGAATTGAGTTTAGTACTTATTTGTCTTTACAAAAAAAAGATCCAAACAAATATTCAGTTGTATATCTTGATGAGTGCCACAGCTTGTTATATACTCACAAGAAGTTTCTTGATATATACAAACATAAAATTCTAGGTTTAACTGGAACTCCACCTGTTAGAGACTTTACAGAAAAAGCTCAAATGGTAAAGCAATATTGTCCTATAGTTTATAAATATAGAATTGATGAAGCAGTTAATGCTCACATTTTAAATGATTATAAAATATACGTACATCTACTATCATTATCTTTTAATAAAAATCACAGAATAAGTTTAAAAAACGGTAAGTCTTTTATGACTTCCGAAGCAGATAGATATGCATATACTAATAGTGTAATATCTAACGCATTACAAGGTAGCCAACAATATCAGTTTGCTATTATTAGTCGTATGACAGCTTTAAAACAGTTTGGAACTAAAGAAATATATGCTAAAAATCTTTTGAGCAAATTAAAATCTAAGACTATAATTTTTTGCAATACACAGATTCAAGCTAATAACATGTGTGAACATAGTTACCACAGTAAAAATAATAAATCTGAGGAAAATCTTGAGTTATTTAAAAACGGAGAAATACTAAATCTTAGTTGTGTTGATCAACTTAATGAAGGTGTTACTATTCCAAATTTAGATACTGGGATAATTATGCATGCATATGGTAATGAACGTAAGACAAGTCAAAGGATTGGTAGATTACTACGTTTAAACCCTGAAATGACCTCTAACGTACACATATTATGCTACAGAGATACTATTGACCTCAAATGGGTCAATGAAGCTCTTAAATCAATAGATATAAATAAAGTTATTTACTTAGAAAGATGAGTTTTACTCTTAAAATGAAAAAAGGGAACACCGGACTTGTTCCTATTTCTCTTGCATACAAATCTTTGTATAAAGAATTTATAAATAATTTAGAAAAAGATGTTGTTGTAGAAGTCACTTTGATTCCTATAACATCTGAAGGAACGAGACCACAGGTAAATAAACTTCACGCCATAATTAGAGAAATTTCTAATTATACCGGCCATGATTTTGATGATGTAAAACTTTACACTAAAGAAAAAGCTGGTTTTATTACAGTTTCATCTGAAGGTAATGAAGTAAAATCTTTTGGTAATATGAATAAAGAAGAACTGTCTGCTTGCATTCAAGCAGCAGTTAATCTTGCCGATAGTTTAGGGATTAATGTTTAATTAATTTTTACTATCAATTTCTGATTCTTCAATCATTCCTTGAGTATCAGCTTGACGCTCTATTTCGTTCATCAGAACAACTAAAGTTTCAGTATGAGCTGCTAAAGCTTCATCAATCTTTCCGTCCTTGATTTTATCAAAAATTTCTTGGACTTTTTGAGGTTCTAAACCCTCTAGTAAAAAAATCAATAAATGTTGAACTCGTGCATAAAAAGAACCGTTAACTTGTATAGAAATAATACTATCTTCTTTAATTATAGGAATTGTTGCCATGACAGAAATAAAAATTAATACTTTAGAAATTGCTCAAAAAGTTTATGATAAACTAAAAGACACTGGTTGGGATAGTGCACTACGTACATATTTACTTGGTGATAGCTTTCAAACTCTTCTTAATGAGTTAGTAAAGTTACGCAATGATAGTAAACGTATTACACCGCCGTTAAAAAATGTTTTTAAAGCCTTTGAAGAGTGTCCTGTAAAGAATGTTAAAGTTGTTATGATAGGACAAGACCCCTATCCTCAATTTAACGTTGCTGATGGAATAGCATTCTCGTGTGGAAATACAAACTATCCAGAAGCATCTTTAAGATATATACTAAAAGAAATTAATGCAGATGTTGCTGAAGATCAAAGAGATCCTGGGCAATCACCTGACCTAAAAAGATGGTCTAATCAAGGAGTACTGCTTATAAACTGTGCACTAACTACCAACATTGGCGAAGTGGGTAAACACTATGATCTATGGTCAGACTTTATTTCCTTTGTATTAGATTACTTAGCTTGGCATAATCCTGGAATAGTATACGTAATGCTTGGTAAGAAAGCACAAGAATGGGATGATTTCATTTATGATAATAATTTTAAAATACATGTAAGTCACCCTGCTAGTGCTGCATACAACAAACAATCAAGATGGACCAGCAACAATTTATTCAATCAGATAAATCAAAATTTACTTTCAACCAATCAGACATCAATTATCTGGTAGGTACCTATTCACCAAGTGTTATAGGAGCTTATTTAGAAAAAGTATTATATTATACTTATAATGCAGAAAATGATGGTTCAAGACACACAACACCACTTTTAATTCGTAGTGCAATTGCTAATGGTTTAAAGTTTAATACAGCTTTTACTTTAAACAGTATTGGTAAAGCCGTTAAAAAGAATCATGCTACTATAATACATTATAATAATAATCACAATCTTTATTTAACTACTTTTCCAGAATATTTTGTATTCTTTTCACACTGTGAATTTATTGTAAAAGAAGTATCAAAACTCTATGTACAATCTAAAAATGAATACATTGAAAATAGTTCAGATAATTTAGAGTATATGGAAAAACTAATCAGAGAAGATAAAACCAGGCAAAGAAGTATAGATAAACTTCAAGGAATTATAAACTCTATAAATATTACTTTAAAGAAAGTGATACCACATAGTGAAAAAATAAAACTAATTGAAAAAACATTGCATAAAAAAAGGGATTAATTAAATCCCTTTTTTAAGCAGTACTATATCGTGCATCAGCATGCCTCACCTATAAGAGAAGAATTGTTAAAGCTCCAATACCAATACCTGTTAGTGTACCGGTAATAAAAGACTTTTTAACTTTTTTTTGAATTATGGTTTTTTCTTGATTACAAACAGAAACAACTTTATCTTTTTCAATAATAATTAATTCTAAATTTTGATTTTTTAAATCTTTAGTTTCAATAATTTGATTTTGAATAAAAAGTTGTGATTTAAACTTATATATCATATTAGATAAAATTAAACGTTCTTGCTTTATAAGATCTCCTTCTTCTAAATCAGCAACAATAAGTTTAACCATTCTAATGGGAATGGATATAGCAGTATCTCTAGTTGTCGTTATAACGGTTTGAGAGATACTCGGTAAGCTCATTACTAGAAAGCTTACTAATATAATCAATTCTCTTTTTATAATCATTTTTAATGTTTTCAAGTTGTTTTTCGTCTTTATTGATTTCTTCACCAATAGAATCAAGTTGTATGAAGAGATAGTTTGTAACAATATTTAGTGAGTCATTAGAAAATCTAAGACTATCTACACGTTGTTCAGCTTGTTCTTTAAGAGTTTGTAACTTATTCATAGTTTTAGCACTACTACGAAGTAAGTAAATTTGAACTAAAATAATTAAAACAACTGAAAAAACTATAATTTTTTTAAGCATTTTTAATTGGTTTTAAATCGTTATCTTCTTCTTTAAAAAGTAATATACTTGATGATAAGGAAATAGGTTCTCTTAATTTTTTATTGTAAAGATTATCCTCAACTCTTAAAAATCTATTTTCCAAGTTGTCAATTCTTACTTCGTTTTGCGCATTTTGATTAAGTAGTGTTTTAATATCGCTCTTCATTTCTTGCATATCTTGATAAAGCATCATTGATACAAAAGAAAGTAGGGCGGGAGTAATCCAACTTTTAACTTCTCTTAAAATGTTAGAACTATTCTGTTCCATAATTTTTAAAACACAGGACCCTGTCGCTTTTTAAAAAAGTTGCTGATGCCCTTACTATTAATAGATTATTATACAACACGACTACCATCACGTATTTAATTCACGATGGCTGCAAGGTGGGGTCCTGGCTGGCTCGCAAACCAATCATTTCGTATCTTGCAATACTTTGAGGATAATACCCTCACCTATAAAATAACACATAATTCTGATATTTCAATGGAAGGGCTTTATAAAATGTGTATTAAGAATAACGTCACACCTAATGAGTTAATTGTTTTGTATACTATCTCTATTAATCATGTTGCACCTGCAAAAATTAAAAGAGATATAAATATAAGAGATATGATTACAAATGAACTTGTGGTAGTTATAGATAAAAAACCCGTTATAACTAACAAAGGAAAAGCTATACTAGATCAAGCTATTAACTTATTCTTAAAAAATCATATAAAACGTGATTTGACAAAAGATCCAACATTCTTAGAGAATGTTGAGATATACCAAAGTCTTTGGCCAAAAATGAATCGTATTATTAACGGAAGAAAATATCCTCTTAGAGACCCCTCTAAGGAAGTAATTCAAGCGTTTAATAAGTTCTTTACAGATTATCCAAATCAAGATTGGGCAGTTATCTTAGATATTACTCAAAAATATATTAATAGTCATAAAGAAAATATGGATTACATGTTAGGTTCAAAAACATTTGTATATAAAACTGAAGCAGGTATGTCTAGATCTAAACTTGCCGCCGAGATAGAATCAAAAGATATTCAATCTGATGATGACTTCATACCAGACTTTCTAAGACCTAAATCAGTATAATGGAAAATTTTGTTACATCTGCAGTACACCAATCAGAACATTATAAAGAAGCACTTAAACACATTAAAGATAGAAAAGACGGTTTAATAACTTCGTTTAGAACCCCTTGGGGTAAACTTAATGAAGAAACACTTGATGGTTTAGAGTGGAAAACAATGGTAACCTTAGCAGCAAGATCAAGTATCGGTAAAACCGCTATTAAAGATCAAATTATAAGGTTTGCACACAACTTAAATCCAAATACACCATTTGAAATTATTGAGTTTCAGTTTGAATTACCACCTACCAGTCATGTAATCCGGCAATTAGCAGGATATACAGGAATGGCCTATGATAAAATTCTTTCTAAGAAAGTCATATCTGATGAAGACTTTAATAAAATTCACAGAAACGCAAAGAATATAGTTAATACTTTACAGTTACCATACATTATTAGTAGACCTATGAATGTAGAAGGACTTAGAAGAGAGATTGAATATCACTCAGGAATTAAGTTTGCGGGTAAAAAAATAATATATACTTTAGATCATGCAGGTCTTGTTTTAAAATCTGGTAGGGCTGATGAGAGAACAACTCTCATTGAACTAGCGGCTATGATTACAGAAATGAAGAATAAGTATGATCTTATATTTATTCTTTTAACGCAGATGAATCGTAATATAGAAAAACCTGAACGTAGCATAGATGGCTCTACAGCCAACTTTATTACATCATCAGATATTATGGGGTCAGACGCGGTTATGCAACACTCTGATATTTTAATTGGTGTTAATAGACCGGGTATGTTTAATATCAGGTACTATGGTCCTGTTAGATATCAAATACAAACAAGATATGATACTGTCTTTCACATGATTAAAAATCGTAACGGTGAAGCAGGTCAGCTCTTATGGTTTAAATTTAACGGAGGTACTATGACCTTAGATGAGATGGATACACCACCATCAAAAGAAAATTTATTTTAAAAATATATACTAACTAATGACACACGTAGAATTTAAAAAGAGTGCTCTGTATTTTCATGCACAAACACTTAAAAATTTAGGAGAAGATCCTAGTAATTGCTTTTTTAAACCTGTACTTGAAGGCAATAAGCCACAAGTAGGAAATAAACGATATATCTTTTTGTTTAAAGCAGAATTAGATCAGATGAGCAAATTTGATACTTCTTATTTTGAGTTTGCTAAAAGATATGATGACGGTTTATGGGGACCAAAAAGTCCAAAACGTGAATTATACAAACTTATACATAACGGTTTTCCTCATGAGTATGCTGTTGCAACTAATAGTGATTTAGATAGCTTTGTCATCCCTACTGAAGAGTTAATTCTAGTAATGGATTACACACCTTCAACTGTAGACTTAGATGCTCCTTTAACTTTAGAGCTAAACTTTGAGACACCAGAAATTAAAGTACCAGAAACAAGTCGTATCTTTGATAAACTCCTGACAGAAGCAACTTTAGGAGATCTTTTATATGTACTTAAATCTTTAAAATAATGGCACATTCTGTTCTAATAATTGGTGAATCAGGTAGCGGTAAGTCTACAGGTATTCGTACTTTAAATTCTGAAGAAACAGTTATTTTTAACACAGCAAATAAACCTTTACCGTTCAGAGGATGGAAAAATAAATATTCTGCTGAAAATAAAAATCTTTTATCTCTTAACGATATTGTTGGAGATGATGGACGTGTAAATTTTGCCAAATTTGGTAAAATATTTACACGTGTAAATGAACGCAAAGAGATAAAGAATTTTGTCATTGATGATTTTCAATATCTTTTTGCGTTTGAGTATTTTGCTCGCGCTAATGAAAAGGGTTATGACAAATTCACTCAATTGGCTAAGTCAATGAGTGATGCTGCTATTGCACCTATTACATTACGAGATGACCTTATGGTCTATTTTTTAACACATGCTGAAGAAGCATACGATACGGACGGCAACCGTAAAGTGAAAGCAAAAACAATCGGTAAAATGATTGATAACGTGCTAACACTTGAAGGTCTCTTTGCTATTGTACTTTTTGCAAAAGCAAAAAAGACAAAAGAAGGAATTGACTATTTGTTTGAGACTGCAACTAATGGTGAAAATACCTGTAAGTCTCCAATGGATATGTTTAAAACCAGAGAGATCGCCAATGATTTACAACTTGTAAGACAAACAATTATTAACTACGAAAACTAATTATGTCATTTTCAACTAAAGGTATTGATACCACTCCTAAAAAAGAATTAGGTCCAGATAAAAGCCTTGGATTGGGCAATCATACAGTTCGCATCTTTGGTATTGAACTTCGTTCTATGCCTTACGATCAAGAACAAAAAGAATTAATCCTTACTCTTGTGGGTAAAAGTAGTGAGCCAAATTTTGAAGGGTGGGCTATTGATTTAGAGAATCCATCAAAGGGTACTTTTCCAGGACCAATGTCACGTGTTACCACAAGTCCTTTCAAATTTGAGAATAAAACTCTTGCTGATAATAAGGTGATCAATCGTGATGTAGAAATTATGAAGACTATTGCACGTATTGCTGACGAATTAAGAATTCGTGAAGAACTAGATGCAGTAGACGTAGAGACTCTTGAAGAATATGTTCAAGCAGTATCACACCTGTTTCGTGCTTGCAGTAATAAACTTAATGTTCTTATTGGTGGATCACAATATCTAAACAAAGAAGGAAAACTTAGAACAAACTATACTTTTCCTTATTTAAAGAAGGGTCGTGCTTTTCAAAGTGCTGAAGCCGAAGATAATATTGTACCAGTATATGATGAACAACAGCATCTTTTTATACCCGAAAAGGTTAAGAATGCAGTAGTTCAAGACAATGGATCACAGCAAACTTCTGAGAAGTTTGACGATCTTGATTGGTAAAATTTAAAATAATATAAATTGAGAAGAGGAGTTAAGCTCCTCTTTTCTTTTTTTATTTCATTATGTTAAGTACAAGATATATCGTAACAGATGTTAAACAAATTCCAACTACTTGGATATTTGAGCATTATCTGAATTTATCAGAAAAACTGCACGGTCAACAACTAAAAATACTATCTATATTTAAAAATGAAAGAACACCTAGTATGACACTATGGTATGATCAAGTAAAACAAGAATATAGGTTTAAAGATTTTTCTAGTGGTGAAGGTGGAAGTGCATATGATCTTGTAAAGAAGATTTATGACATAAGCTTTAGAGATGCTATAATAAAAATTATGAATGACTACGCCGTGGCAAAAGTTTCCGGTGTAGATACTCATGTAAGTATAGTTCCTCAAAAGTCGTACGTAGTGGAATCATATGAAATCCGTAACTGGGTTGAGAATGATGCTAAGTTCTGGTCACAATATAAAATATCACGTACACATCTTGAGCTTTACTGTGTAAAACCTCTAAAGACATATAAAATGAATAACGGTGAGAAAACTTTAGACTTTTCTCCTAGTATCATTACATATGGATATTTTAGTATCAGCGGAATATTATACAAAATATATAGTCCAAAGAATCCTAAGAGAAAGTTTTACAAAGTAGCCGATCATATTCAAGGTATAGAACAACTAAAATATGAATCTGATATTCTAGTTATATGTTCTTCATTAAAGGATGCTATGTGTCTTAACGCTATGGGTTTCAAGTTAGAGGTTATTGCCCCTGACAGTGAAAACACCACAATCAAACCAATGTATATTGATATATTTCGTAAGAAGTATAAAAAGATAATAACGTTATTTGATAATGATGAAGCTGGCATTAATGCAATTGAAAGATATAAAACTGAATTGGGAATTAACGGTTGTTTCTATCCAACATCAAAAGATATATCTGATGCAGTAGCAAAAGATGGACAGGATAGTGTTAAAAACACTCTTGAACGTATCTTAAGTGCAACTATTAACATGTAAAATTAAAATAATGGAATCAATTTTTATACCCGGTAATGTTCCAAGTTCTAAAAATGGAAGAGTGTGGACTGGTAAATATTTTATTGCTAGTAAGTCTGTGCAGAAGTGGCGTAAAGAAAGTGAACCATTTTGGATTTTACATAAGTCTGATTTTTTACTTATGATCAAAGGTTTAGATACACCTTATAAAGTATCATTGGAATTTGTAAGAGGAAGCAAGCATGCTTTTGATTATTTAAATCCTGCACAAACAATTCAAGATGAAATGGTTAAACACGGGTGGTTAGAAGACGATAATGCTTCTATAGTAATACCTGTGTTTAAACCATTCTCTTATAACAAATTAAAACCTGGAGTTTATGTCAATATCGTCAGATGAATTTAGAGGAATTTTAGCAAGTTATCACCTTCAAGGTTATAACGAATTAATAATTAGATATGATGGTGCTGGGGACAGCGGTTCTATTGATGAAATTGAATTAATAGGTAACAATAGCCGTAATTTAAAGGGAGATGAATCCAATATAATAGAAGAAGCTTTTAATGCTTTTTTTATGGGTTTAACTAGTGACTGGTATAATAACGATGGAGGTTATGGAGAAGTATCTATTAATCTTGAAAATGGTCAATTTGAAATAGAAACTAATATTAGATCAACTTATAGAGAAAGTGTGTCTGGATCTATTGATGAACTTTAATCTATGGCCCATCCTAATGAACACAGTAAAAGTTCTGTAAAAAAATGGGGAGGTGAACCAGAAGATTATAGACATATACACGAATGGTTTGATGCAACAAAAGCATGGATAGCTCATTCAAAACATCGTATGTTTAGACATCACAGTGAGGGTATATTTGAATGTGAAAAGATATTTGGTATTTCATTTGTCAATTCTAATGGAAAAATAGTATATACCCGTTATGTTGGAGAACAACATGTTAAAGAAGATTGCAATAATTATATTCCAACTGCAAAAGAATGGCTTAAGATGATTGAATCTGGAAAACCTGAGTTATGGGCTATAAAAACCATGAAAATAGAAGATTAATTGTTTTGTAGAAAAAGAAGTATCAGGATATGATGATGATTACTTTCATACAAGTGTTACACCTAATATGAAATGTAAAAATTGTGGAGAAACTACCTTATCTAAAGGTGGTGATGTTCAACAAGTACAGACAAAATATCCAGAAGGATTTCAAGTCTAAAAAAATATAGAACGGATTAATAACCTTAATACGCCGACAGAATGGATGTTAAAAACATTAAAAATAGAAGATTAAAAATTACTGAAGAATATTATAATTCAATTTTAAAAATGATAGATTCTCCTAATAAAGAGGATCTAGTTTTATCATTTCAGCTAATTGAAAATATGAATTATGAGGATAATTTTATTTATATTTTATTTTTATATAGAGCTTGTAGTGAAAATCAAAGAAAACTATGGGGTGAAATTTCACCTAAAAGTGGAAAGTACTGTGAAGACTTAAAAGCTAAACATACTTTAAATGTAATTGGATTACATAAAACACTTATTGGGAAAGTAACTAAAGAACAAGAAGAATTTGTCAATAAAGAATTTGGTAAAACACTTCAAAGTACTATGTATAACTATGGATATCATTTTATAGAAGAAATAAATTTAAAAATCAAATGGTAACATACGGAGAAAGTTTAGCTAAAATATCAAAAACATTATTATTAGAACAGCCCTTTTACGGGCTTTTTCTTATTTCTTTAAATAAGACGTGGAGAGAAGATTTACCTACTGCAGGAGTTAGTATTAACGGTATTAACCAGCAGTTAGCAATTAATCCAGAGTTCTGGAATTCTATTAATGATGATGTAAAGAAAGGAGTATTAATTCATGAGCTTATGCACATCGCATTTAATCATTTAATTACTCGTAGTAATTATGAAGATAAAAAGCTTTTTAATATTGCAGCAGATCTAGAAATTAATCAATACATAGATAGAGACTGGCTACCTGCTGAAGGTATATTTTTGGATACATTTCCTACATTATCACTTCCTATAAGAGCAGGTACAAACGCTTATTATAAATTATTACAACAGGCTTATGAAGATGGTACATCTCCAGAACTTGATAATTTAATGGAACAAGGTGATTCACACTTTACATGGGGTGAAGGTGGAGAAGAATTATCAGAATCTGAAAAAAAGCTTATACAAAAACAAATAGAGCATCAGTTGAAGAGTATTGCGGAAACTTGTAAAGCACAAGGTAATATTCCTGGACATTTCTCTGAACTTATTGATAGCTTGTTTAATGTTGAAGCTCCTAAATTTGATTGGAAAGGTTATCTAAGAAGATTTGCTGGTAATAGTAATAAAATCTACACTAAGAAGACCCGCCGCAAACCAAATAAACGGTATGACGGTAATCCTGCATTAAAAATTAAAACAAAAAATCATGTATTATTGGCTATTGATACTTCCGGATCTGTTAAAACATCCGAACTAAAAGAATTTATTGCTGAGATGCATCATATTTATAAAACAGGATCTGAAATTACAGTAATTCAATGTGATACAGTAGTTTATGATCCAGAACCTTTTAATCCAAAAAAAGAATTTAAAATACAAGGTAGAGGCGGTACGTCATTCCAACCTGTTATTGATCATTTTAATAGTACTCGTAATAGATATACATCTATTATATATTTCACTGATGGTGAAGCTTATCCTCCGGACAATGTTCGTTGTAAAATTTTATGGGTTCATTCTTCCGACTCAAATATAAATGAAGATCTACCGGGTCTTAAAATTAAACTTAACTAATGTCACAAGTAAATTTAAACATAACCGAGGTAAAAGACTTTTTACGTCATATTATTACTAATAATCAAAGCATTCAAATACAAGGTAAAAATCCTGTTGCTGTTGAGATTGTTGGTGATTCAGGTATTGGTAAGACATCAACCGTCATGCAACTTGCTGAAGAATTAAACTTAAGCGTTGTAAAATTAAACCTTTCACAAATTGAAGAAATTGGTGATTTGGTTGGTTTTCCAGTTGTTCAGTATGAGATACAAGAAAAAATGACAACATCGGATCCAAATGAAGTACGTACACCGCGTAAAGCATGGGTAAATGAAGCTGCGTTTCAAGAATATCTAAAATCTGGTTTTAAAGATACGGGCAAAACTCGGATGTCTTATGCAGCACCCGAATGGATTGCTGGTAAAGATGAAGGTGGTATCCTTCTTCTTGACGACTGGAACCGTGCCGATAGTCGTTTTATTCAAGCAACTATGGAACTTGTAGATCGTCAGACCTATATTTCATGGAAACTTCCAAAAAACTGGCATATTCTACTAACTAGTAATCCTGACAACGGTGATTATATAGTTAATAGTATTGACAGTGCACAACGCACCCGTTTTATTACAGCTAATCTTAAGTTTGATATTGATATCTGGGCTAAATGGGCAGAACACGATCAAATTGATGGTCGCTGTATTAACTTCCTTCTTATGCATCCTGAATTAGTTACGCAGGTGACTAATGCTCGTAGCATCACTACTTTCTTTAATTCTATTTCTAGCATTGAGAACTTTGAAGATCAGTTACCTCTTATTCAAATGATTGGTGAAGGATCTGTTGGTGGTGAATTTGCAACTATGTTTACTATGTTTATTAATAATAAACTAGATAAAATTATTACTCCTGAAAAAGTAATGTCACTAGAAGATTGGGGCTCCGTTAAAGGTCAATTAACTAGTGTTATTGGTGCAGATCATAATTATAGGGCTGATATTGCTTCTGTAATTACACGGCGTTTAATTAACTATAATTTGAACAATGCTATTAAAAAGCCAATAAACGAAAAGATAATTTTAAGATTATCAGACTTAATGACTGACGACATGTTTACTAATGATTTAAAATATACAATGGTAAGAGAAATTATCAACGGTAATCGTTTAAAGTTTCAAAAGCTTTTAATGAATCCGGAAATTGTTAAAATGACTATCAGCTAATGGCTAATTATGATATATTTGCAAAGGTTGATCCTAAAGTACTTAGTACTTTGGGTGACCTTGTGCAGCCGGTTACCTTTTGCTATGTGATTATCAACACTAATGTAATAACATATTCAACAATATATAAAGTTGATGTTAATTTTGTAAAAGCAATTTTAAAAAAAGTTTATAATAGTACAGATAATATTGTTGCAAAGGATAGAGTTTTCTTTACACCAAAACAAGAATGTTCAGCTTATAAATTAAAAGATATTACTAATAAAATTAATGCAAAAGTAGCTAAGAGTTATGATAAAGCAACAGTTGTTATGATTCCAAATTCTGTATTAGGTTATAATGTAGAAGGTGATGTAAATACTAGGTATAGGAACACTTTTTTAAAACAAAAACTAATAGAGAAAACAGAAGACTTAAGAGTTATTGACTATCAATATCTGCAAAATTTACCTGTTGAAATTACAAATAGTCGAAATAAATATATTTATTTTGATGCACATGCTTGTTCTAAATTTTGTAGAAGAATAATAAATAATGATGATTATAATTCTAACTTACCTACTACAAACGCTTATCAATTAGATGATTATTTATTTCCAAGCGAAGAATCTCAAAGTTTTGTTATGTCTGGATATTTCTTAAATTTATTATTATACATTAAACAAAATAACGTAAAAATAATATCGGAAGAAAACTTCTTTAATAAGTATTCTATACCTAGTATGATTTTAAACGAGGATGTAGTAACTACTATTAAACAAATGTGTAAAAGTAATACTAGAGCTGATGTTTTAGTCGGTTTATCACTTCTTTCAAATTCTGATTATAAAAATAAACTTTATTATACTTGGAAACTTGCTAATGATGCTCATGTTTTTTCACAAGTTTATTCAAACAGAAATTTAAAAGATGTAAGACATTTTTTAGATAATTCTGAGTTTCAACAATTGCAGGACATGAGACCTTTTAGTTTTTGGATGCATATTATTGATAATTCTTTAAATGCTCTCAATGAATTTAAAAATGATGAAGTTGCTATGCGGGAAGTAAAAGCTTCTATGCAAAAACAATTTCATGATTCTTTACCATATGGTTTACAAAGAGCAATGAAAGAAAAATTAGCTTCTTGTAATTTTACAATTGAATTAACCCCATTAAAAGGGGTAGAGTAATCTACCCCTTTTTTTTAATATTATACAAATGAACATAACTTTAAGTTATTCAGGTCTAAATAAACTATTATTTAGTCCAAAATTATATTACAAACATTATATTCTAGGTGAACGTGAGGAATCTATTGATAGTTGGGCTGTTGAAGGTAGTATCGTAGATGCTTATTTAACTGATCAAAAAATAGAAGACAAGTTTGCTATTGTACCAGGGACATTACCTACAGAAAGTACAAAGAAATTAGTGTATAAGATTTATAAGGAAAAAGAATCTGAATATATTAGTAATAATCTACCTGATTATCACGAAGATATTTTAAAGAGTCTGCAAGATATAAACTTACATCAGGCTCTTAAAACAGATACCCAAAGACTTGAAAAAATCTTAAGTGATGATGCTAAAAATTATTTTAAATTTTTATGTGACTCTGAAGGAAAGATAGTAATTGACACGGAGACACTTGAAAAAGGTAAAGCTAAAGCTGATTGTGTAAAACAAGATGCACTGGCTTCATCTAGATTACATCTCAATGGTTCTGATTTTAATAATGAAGTTATAACACAAAAAACGTTAAGTCTTCAGCTTAAGAAATATCCCGGAATAACATTAAGAGGTATTCCAGATAGAATAATTATTGATAATAAAAAAAGGATTATCACCGTCATAGATATTAAAACTACAAGTAAAGGTTTAAATAACTTTTATCCGGATACTTATGAGTTTTATAATTATGGATTACAAAGTGCAATCTATGTTGTACTAGCTCATGGAGATAAATCTATGGAGGAATATAAAAATTACTCTGTAAACTTTGAATTTTTTGTTATTGATAAATATGATAATTTTTGTTTCTTTCCGGTAAGTACAGCTTTGATGTCTCATAATCACAGTGAATTAGACGCCGCTTTAAATAAAGCAATGTATCATTTCAATAATTCTGATTTTAATCGTCCATATGAATACAGAAGTGGTATTTTTGTCTTATCATGATAAAAAGTCTCAGGAAAGAATATTTTCAAAAATCACAAGTATTCTTATATCCATTTCTTAAAATACCTAAAGGAAATAAATATGTTCCTGTTAATACATATACAGCTTGGGTTGAAGGAATAGGTTTATCTGATAAAAAGTTTTTATGCGTATATGCTTTACAATCAACAGAAGAGTTTTATAAGTTTGAAAATACACATCTTTTAACAAATCCGTTGTTTGAGACTTTTTATTTATTAGAAAATAATCATGGAGTATTTATATTTGACTATAAACAGTTTAGTATAGACTATGAGAAATTAATACTAAGCAGATATTCAAAAATGACAGATGAATTTAAACAAGTGATTATAAAGTTTTTTAAAACTAATGATATTAATAATGTAGCCTTTCATCACGTGAACAGCTATTTATATCCAGATCTCTACTTCAGTCGTTATGCTGATTTATTAAATGTTGATAAAGAAGTACTAATAAAGGTTGGGGAATTATGCCCACCTTTTAACTTAGAGAAGGAGACACTTCAGAGTAATAAACTAATAGTTGATTTATGAAAAAGAAATTATGGGTTTATGACATTGAAGTATTTGAAAATTTCTTCTGTATTGTATTAGAAGAATTAGAAAATGATGATTCTATAACCTTTATGATTCATTCTGAATTTAGGAATGAATACGATGAAATGATTAAGTTTCTAAAACTAGAGGGTAAAAACGGTAGTATATTCTTTGGATATAATAATTTATCGTATGACTCACAAGTAATAGAACATACAATACAAAACTATTCTAAATTTTGCATGCTTTCAAACATGGAGCTGTGTCGTGAGATATGGATGTTCTCTAATAGTTTGATACATGGTCAAGATACACCGGGTTATAGAATTCCATATCCTGAATACAAGCAAACAGTAAAACAGATTGATGTTTTTAAATTAAACCATTGGGACAATCCTGCTAAGAGATCTTCTCTTAAGTGGATACAGTATACAATGGACTGGCATAACATAAAAGAATCCAGTATTTCTTTTAATGCTTTAATAAATACTAAAGACCAAATTGTTGAAACTATTAGCTACTGTATAAATGATGTAAAGTCTACAAAGCAGATTGTTATTTTGAGTAAAGACTTAATTAAGCTTCGTATGGATCTAACAAAGTCTTACAGAGTAAATTTATTAAGTGCGTCAGAACCAAAAATCAGTAAAGATTTATTTGCTTATTTTTTGGGAATAAAACTTAAGATGTCTGCCAAGGATATTAAAAACATTCCAACTATCAAACGAGCTCTAATCAGAGTTAATGATATTATTTTACCGTACGTTAAGTTTGATACGCCGATATTTAAATCAGTGCTAACAAAATTTAAAACGGTTATTATTGATCCAGAAAACACCAAGGGTGGTTTTAGACATAGTATTATAAATAATGGTGTTAAAACAGACTATGGGCTCGGTGGCATACACGGTTGTCGTGCTAGTGGGGTGTATGAATCTACTGATGATGTAATTATTATGACTTCAGATGTTACATCTTTCTATCCTAATCTTGCTATTCGTAACAAATGGGCTCCTGGTCACTTAGATCAAGAAGCTTTTAGTGAACAATACGAATGGTTTTTTGAAGAAAGAAAGAAGATACCAAAGAAAGATCCTCTTAATTATGTTTATAAGCTTATTCTAAACTCTACTTATGGTTTGAGTAATGATAAGCACTCTTTTCTATATGATCCAGAATTGACAATGAGAATTACAATCAACGGCCAGCTTAGTCTCACTATGCTGTACGAAATGATTTCAATTGCCATCCCTGAGTCTATTCCTTTGATGCAAAACACAGATGGTTTAGAAACAATAATTCCAAGAAATAAAATAGATATCTATATGTCAGTTTGTAAAGAATGGGAATTAATAACCAATCTAGAACTTGAACATGATAAATATCAAAAGCTAATACTAGCAGACGTAAATAATTACATTGCTGTATCAGATTGGAAATTTATAGAATATGAAGAATGGAAAGAAATGCAAATAACTTTACCTGAATATATGTATAAGGTTATGCCCAAAGGTTTTGGATATGCCGCAACTAAATGTAAAGGTAGATTTGAGTTTTCTAATCTTGCACTTCATAAGAATAAATCACATCTCGTGATATCAAAAGCTGTGTACAATTATTTTGTACATGATATACTTCCAGAAGATTATATAATGACTAATAAAAACATTTATGATTTTTGTGGAGGTGTAAAAGCAAATGGTGAGTATGAAATAAGACTTATTTGCTTTGAGAACGGTGTTGAATTTGAGCAGAAAATGCACAAAATCACTCGTTATTATATATCTAATAAGGGTTCTAAAATGCATAAAGCAAATAAGAACACCGGTAAAATAATAAATATTGACGCCGGGTCCTGGGTTGTTACCGTATTGAATCAATACGTCGACAAACCATTTACTGATTATGATATTAATTATAAATATTATTTACAGAGAATAACACGAGAAATAGAAAGTGCTCGTGGTTCTCAATTAACTCTTTTATTTTAAAATGAAAACAATTGATCAAGTATCCGAACAGCAATTAACATCTATTGCAACCCCTAATCATGGTAAGCGTTATGCAGTAATTACCTATGATAATATTATTAATGAAGTAAAACGTAATGCTTTAAAGCATGGTATAGAAATTAATAATACAATTTACCGACAAACCTTAAATGGTGCCATTGTCACAGCTCAATACTTTTTGACATATGGAAATGACCCAGACATCAAACTAATGTTTGCTTGGACAAATAGTTATAATAAAATGCGTAAGTTTTCTTGCGGCGTTGGAACTTATGTAACTGTGTGCTTAAATGGAATGCTAACAGCAGACTATAGTACTTTTTCAAGAAAACATATTGGAAGTGCTACAAAAACACATACCGCTTTTCAGGAAATGGTTGAGCAAATTGAAGAGCAATTTAATCTTGCAGATACCGTATTTAATAAAATGGTAACTGATAAGAATAAAATGATTAACAAAAAGCTTAGGGAAGAAGAAATCAATGAGCTTTTAGGTAAGTTATTTATGGAAGACGTTGTAGGTACTATTCAAATGAATATTATTAAAAAGCAATTAAAGTCTCCATCATTTACTTATTCAGGTGATGTGAACTCACTTTGGCACTTTTATAACCACGTTACACTGGCATTAAAAGAAGAACACCCAATAAGTTTTGATATGACTCATCATAAGTTCCATAAGACTATTCAGAATAGCTTTTTAAACGCTTCTACTGCATTAGTAATCAATACTGATGTCGAAATAGCTGAACCTTCTATTTCGGTCTTAGAATTATATAGTTCTGAATATAAGGTAGAAGTAACAAATTCAAATTATGCTAGTTCTGAGGAGTTAATTGAAGATTCTTCATTAGATACTCTAGAGTACTCAGAAGAACAAACAAGTATAGATGATTCTTACGAGATTGCTATTGAAGAACCTGCTGAGGAAGTTACCAAAGAGGTTAAAGAAGAGACCAAGCCTGAAGAAGATATTCTAGATTGGTTAAATTTGTAATATTAATGTGTTGAATACCGGTTCCATCTCGGAGCCGGTTATTCAATCTTATGTAAAAATTATGAATAGAAAAGAATTCTATAGTTATCTTAAATTTGTAAAAGAACGTACAACAGATACTTTGTTTTCAAAAGGAGATGAATACAACTACAACGAAGGAGCTTTTGAAAACTTTGAAGAAGGTGTTGCAATTGGCTTATCTAACACCAGGGAAGCTGTTGCTTGGGGTTATGTTACAAAACATATCCAATCAGTAAGAGCTATAATAAGAGAGGTTGAGAATGGTCAAACCGATCATCTTACTGATAAAAATATCGACGAAAAGTTCGGAGATATAATTAATTACATGATTCTTCTTGAAGCTATGCTTAAAGAGAGGGTCAACAAACAACAAATCTAAATAATGGAAATCGTATTAAATATTTGCTTAATCACAATCTCTGCTGTATATCTTGTTATTCTTTTAAAGCTTATGAAAGACTCTAAGAATCTACGTATAGAACTAGAGGATTTAAAACTAAAACAAAAGAGGCAGTTCTATTACAGTAAAACTAAGAAGAATACTGTATAACTATATCAATCTCTGAAAGTTTGATATACTTTTAAGATGGGTTCAACTATGGGGTGTCTGTGATTTTGTTTTAAAGAAACTACACGGAAACCCTGAACCTGTTCTTCTATTCGACTTAAGAAACTAAAACCTGTTTCTTTTTTGTCTTTAAGATCAACTTGGGCTAAATCTCCACAAATTGCCATAAAACTATTTTTACCTAATCTGCCTAGAACCATCTCCATTTGAGTATGAGTTACGTTCTGGGCTTCATCTACAATAACAAAAGCATTTAAGAAAGTTCTACCGCGCATAAAAGCAAACGGTAGAATCTCTATTGTTCCATCTTCTACTTCTTTATCAATTTTTTCTTTTGAGTATAAAAGGTAGAGATTATGATAGATTGGGGCAAGCCACGGGTCCATTTTTTCTTTGATGTCACCTGGGAGGAAACCAATTTCTTCTTTAGCCACTGTTGGTCTTGTGATGATAATCTTTTCAATCTGTTTACTGAATAAAAGGTCCAACGCAGTTTGAACAGCAACCAAAGTTTTACCGCTTCCTGCCATACCTCTGATAACAGTAACAGAATTTGAGAGTATAACTTCTTTGGCATGTTTTTGCTCCTCATTTAGGTGTAGATTAAACTTAATAGGGTTCTTAGGGCGTCTCTTAACTTGAAACACCTCGTCGTTATAATCTCTTTGCATTAATAATTTTTTTGTTTGAGTCTATTCAGGACCTCTAAGTTAGACTGAATTCTTTTGTTTCGTTTCAAAACAGTCTTACGATTGGTTGGTTTAAAAACTCTTTTAGTTGACTTTGCCATTATCTACCTTGACCGCGTGAGAGTTTTTTATAATTTTTAGAACTTTTTAGTTCTGACGTTTTTGTTTTAGAGTGTACACCAGGACGTGTAATAGCGCTCTTAGCTTTAAACGTAATTGTTGATTGTGACTTTGCTTTAGCCATAAATTAGTTTTATTAAAAGTTAATGAAAAGAGAAGAACCCCAACCCAGATCAGCGGATAAGAGTCCTCTCAAAAAATATTTCATTTTAGCCACCCATAGTATTTATTAGTCTTCTCTTTACGATCTTCTAATCCATGAGTTCCGCCGTTAATTCTTTTAGTAAGAGCTAGAATAGTTTCATCACTAACACCTTTATCACAAATATCCCAAAGTTTGTTACGATCAAAGAAGAACATAGCAGATTCAAATGCATATTCAGTTGCTACAAGATCCGGAGTAGTCATAATCTCTGGCTTTTTTAGATACTCTGCAAAAGCTTCATAATTAGCTTTACCTGTTAGTTGTAAAGCACCACGTCCACGAAATTTATATCCATCACCTAAAGCTTCACTACCATTACCCATACGTAATGCATAAACACGGTTTGCAATCTTTTCTGGTTTACGCTCATATGCTTTTGCAAGAGCCACTGTGGTAAAGTACTTTTTGAAAATACCTAATAGACCACTTGCACTATAGTTCAGATTCTCAGAGAAAGCTTTAAACCCTCCGGTCTCGTGAGCTGTTTGTGCAAAGAAATGTGCAGCACGTTCAGGTGTAAGCTTATAGTAAGCCATTCCGGCTTTTAGAGTGCCCGGACCAAAAGCCCCGTCGGCAGTTACACCCGCCTTAGTTTGCAAACTCTTTAAACTCATATTATTCTTCGTCTTTAGTTTTCTTATTAAAAATTTTGCCTGCTTCAGCAATTCCAAACGCACCAAGAGTAATTATTACAAATGAATTGAAAATAGTATCAGAAATTATAAGCTGTTTGCCCAAAATACCCATTATCACATCAACCATTGCAGTAATACTCATTACCATAAATGATAAAAAACCAACGATTGTTTTTTCGTTTAGGTCATTTTTATCTTTAAACATATCAAAAAACCCCATAAATTCTTATTTAAATTATTAAACATTAGATGTTGGTTTTAATTGTTGGTCCTATATAAAATATACGAAATTTAGTTGAGAGCACCATTTTGAGCTAACGCGGTCAAAGAAATAAAAGAAGTCACCAGACTCCACCAAAATTTTTTCATGCAGGTTAAATATTATATATTTCATAAAAAATAATTGGTTTTATCTCATATATAATATACGAAGTATCCTATAATTGTTTAACTTTAATTATTAATCAATCATTAAATATGTTTTCAATAAGTTTTAAATATTTCTCCTCATCGGAGATTTTACTAGGTGTAAGACTAGTCAAAAATCGTACAATGGATCAAGAAGGAACTCCTGGCCCTAATCACTATCAGTTTCAAATTGGTATATTATTTAGCAGTTTGCACATTGAATTTGCAAGGTTTACAAATAATCATCTATAAACTCCAAATTCGTCAACGGTATCATAAGCAGTCCAACGATTAAAGGTATACCATAAGGGTACAGCATCACCAATTTGTTTTTGTAGCTTATACTCTCCTTTTCTAGAACCTCTTTGATATACAACATCTTTTTCAGGAACTAGACCCATACCAAATCCAGCTAACTGAATCGTACCCTCAATAACTTCTCCATATTCTTTTAAAGATCTTGAAGATGCTACAGGACTAGTTAACAAACGAACATATTCCCTAGGGTTAATGAACGTAGTTAATTCAGCTTGTTGTTTACTTGCTTGATACTTCATAGCATTTAAAAATCTTTTAGTCAAGATATCGTCATCATCTAAATCCTTAACCATAGCATCGATAATTGAGTACATTGCTAATGAAGCCATATAGAATCCAAATTCTGCAAGTATTTTATACATGTTTGCTATCTGTGCTTCAGAATAGGTTTCCTTAGCTTCATTAAAAGCTCTTACAATATTACCTTTTTCCTTAGCAACATGGCCCAAAAAAGACCATAATGTTCTATATCTACCTTCAATAAACCCAAGAGTTTCACTTTCATACCCTGCACGAAATCTAGCTTGAAATGCCGGAACAACCCATTTGTGAAACTGCATTACAAGTTTACCGTACCAATACTGCTGAAAAACAGTACGTTCATTATAACTATAGTTACCATGAATGTAGCGGTTAATATCATAGATTCTAAGAATTATAAATGACTTCTCATCTTCTGTAAGATTAAAGCCGTCCTTTATTGAAAGTTTTCCTGTTTGTTCATTAAAGTCCATAGCATCATAAAGACTCATCTCTTCACCTTTATCATTCTTAACCATAGTACTCATAAGAACTGAAATACCCGTTTTAGATTGGACCATGTATTCACCACCTTCTTGTAGTAAATATGCCCAATCATAAATACTTGAATCTGGTCTACCCTCACCAGACTGAAATCTTCTTACCATTCTAAACTCATTTACTAAAGCTTCATACTTACTTCTAGGCCTCTTATCGCTATAATGCTTACCATCTTTAGAACCTATCCCTTCTAAAAATCCTGTAATAGCTCCAGCAAATTCTTTATTTGCTCTAAGACTTGCTTTTCTACCATAAAACTGAGCACCCGCTGTTTCAATAGCGTTGTTAATAGTACCCATGATAGCGTTGTTAATGTTACCAAAAATGTTAAAACCTACATAGGTAAGAGATGTTGCCTTAAGAATCTTATCTGTAGCTTTATCCATAACAGATTTTTCATGACCTTTATCATCATAAAAAATCATTTCCATCCATTTACTAAGTCTTTTCTCAGTAAAGCTTTGTCCTTTTTCCGTCCAGTTTACAGATTCAGAACCTTTTAAAATTCTTGATACTTCACTACCTGAAGGAATATACTTTCTATCAGCAATTACACGACCAATAGCATTAATTGTATCCTCTACGGCTTCCATTTGATAGTAGTTTTCTACCATATCTGTAAAAAGCGATAGGTTTTTTACAAGATCAAATTCTAGTTTATCAGCAGTAAGTCTTGATTGTTCAGCTTTAAGAATAGAACTAAACTTCCCTTTTTCTCTGTTATAAGTAGCAAGAGAAATCTTTTTATCAGCAAAGTTTTGCGCAAGCTCTTTAAGCTTTTCTTCTAAACTTTCAATCTTTTTTTGGTTCTGCAAATCAGAAATAAAGAAAATAGGAGGACTGCTGATTAACTGTCCAGCTTCATTTTCTACAGCAGTCTTAGCATAAACCTCTCCTTCGAGATTTGCGCGATTTTTAAGTCCCCGCATCATCATAGTGCTAATCTCACCTGGACGTTTCATTGCATCTTTAATAAGATTTCTTTCCATTCTACCAATCTTACCCATCATTTTTAGATAAGTATCTGTTGGAAGTTTAGATAAGAGTTTATTCTCCATTTGATCTACATAAAAGTCATAGAAGCGTTTACGGGCAAGGCCAATATTAGAAGTATCAGAAATAAGTTGTTCATACTTGTTATTACGCATATTCTCACCTTTTTCACTAATCTCTCTAATCTCTACGTATTGACGATTAATAAAATCTCCAGTAGATTTATAAGTCTCACCAGTAAATATGCCGTTTTTAAATACCTTTTTAGTATAAGGAACATTTAAATCGTAGTATTTAGACTTGTAGATAGCATATTCAGCATCCGAAAAACCTGGTTTTTTAACCCAAGAATATCCATCCCATACTTCATACTTATTACGCTCAGCTTTAAAAGCATCGGTGTATTTAAAGTATTCACCATCAACCGGTGTTCGACCTACAGTCCTTTCTGGTTTTTTAAAGTCATCAAAAGATTGTCTTTTTTTATAGATCTCAATATTTTCTTTAGCTAACTCTGGAGAAAGATTACTATTTGCAACTTGATGATATTTTAAAAGCTCACCATCTGTACCACTAGCATTTTTCTTTACTTCATAATACAGCTTAAAAAACTGAGGACCAATATTTCTAACATATCTACCGTTATACTTACCATCCTCATCAATATCAAGCATAAACCCGTAAAGCTGTTCAGCGGTTGTAATATCAACACCCGCAGCCTTTGATGCCTCCACAAGAATATTACCCTCTTCCCTGATGGCTTCTTGTACAGCGGTAACTATATTATTTCTTTTTTCTAATTGCTCAAAGTATAAAATCTTTATAAGGGGTAGCAATCTATCTTGTATAAGCTCTACTTCCTCAACTCCTTTAGAAGTTTCTACTTTTACCGTCATTCCCGGTTTTACAGAAGCAGCAGTACTACCAATATCATCAAGAAAATAAGCACCTTGGCCAATATCTTTAACAACTGTAAGCATTGACTCAATAGCTTTATCAAGCTCAGTTTCATCTGCATACAAATTTGCCATTTTAGTTTTAGTCTTAACAAGATTTTTTACATAATCTCTTGCTCTAATCTGAGCTATTTCACCTGCAGAATTAAGAAGACTAATAATGTCAGCATGAAAGTTTCTTAACTCTTTATTCTCAATACGCAAAAGATCCGCAGCATCTTTAAAACCCTCATATGTTTTAAAACTAGCATTGTAAAAATTTAAAAAAGTAGGAAAGCTGTAAGAATTTAAATTCTTAGGGTTATTTGCAAAGTCTATAAAGTATTCAATGTCCTCTCTAGTAAACTTTAGAATTTCATAAAACGCTCTATTAAGTTCTCCTTTACTAAGATTATTGTCAACAGTAACTAGAAGTCCTGTTAATTTGTGAAGAAGTACCTTTCTTGTGCCAGAAGTTTTTGCTGAACTTACAAGCTGTCGTAGTGTCTCAGATCTAGTCTGGAGCTTACCACGTATAGACATAACAAACTCAAAAATTCTATCTTTCTCTTGTTCTGTAAATGTTTCTCCCTGTGTAGCTTTTTTATCTTCTACATTTTCAGGATTTGCAACTCCTTTTAAAAACTCTGCATCTCTTACAGGATTAGTTTTTTCTTCAACAGTTTTACCTGTATATGTTTCGGCGCCAAGAAGTTTATTAATGTCAGTCTTGTTATCAGATGCAAAGTGTAAAATTGTATCAAAGTTGGGCTTACCGTCCTTTTTTACAATACCAATTACAGATGTTTGGTCTTGGTTGTATTCAACTTGAAGAGCAAGTACACCAAGATTTCTTACAGTAACACCCATTTCTTCAGCCATTCTAGCATATGCTGCAATCTGAATACTGTGTTGTCTACGAGTAGACATTTTTTCTCCAAAAAATACAGAATCTTCTGACTTTATAGGATAGGCAAAATCATAAAAACTAGTTAAAAAATCATTCTTACTAGTTTTTAAGTCAAGAATACTAATGGACCCGTCAGTGTGAATGACCACAATGTCTGCAGAACCTGCACGACCTGATGCAGGATGAGAGAAAATAACTTGTGGCAAAAGAATACTACCATCACCCCTTAAATTATCTACTTGCTCTTTAAAAATATCATAAGCTTCACGAGCGACCTCAAGATTTAAACCCTCAAGATTACCCTGAATTTCATCAAATGATTTATTAAAAGCAATACTTTCAAGAATAAAATCAAACTTATTACCAAAGAATAAAAATGCAGCTTTTTGTTCAGCTATCTCTGCAGGCATTATACCCTTAATTCCTTCTGTAACGCTTAAGTATTCTTCTCCAGTATTAACATCAACATAAATATGATTCTTTGTCTTACTATCAATTAGTTGTACATCTCTTGAGTCTTTAAAAGCAATCATATCTGCAACCATTCGCTGAGCCTCTGTTGCAGATTTGAATAATCTAGAAGCCTCTTCTTTTCGGTCTTCAGAAAGTGAATATCTAATTTTTTCACTAATGTTAGGATCAAAGGAAATGGTTACATCACTAAGCCCTAAAATTTTAGCAATACTACTAAGATTATTAGCTTGAGTTAATTCGGCAGGTGTAATATCTATAGTGTCTCCACCTTGCTTCATAAGATTATAGATCTTTCTAAACAGGTCTGCAATCCACTCTTTTAATTCTTCAAACGAATCTTTAAAACTTCTACTAACACCACCCTGCAGTTCAAATTGATTTGCCATATGTTTAGACAAAGATTGTGTAACCAATTCTGTGTCTACATCTTCTTTAGGGTATGCCGATATGATTCTTTGTTTAAGACCTGGAAAGTTTTTAGTAGCTTCTGCAAGAAGTTTTGTATACAAACCCTCGTTGTCTTTTTTAAGCGCATCAATAAAAGGGTGTAATACCTCTTCAATTGCAATATCGTTATTAACTCTACCGGCAATTAGATACGCAGTACCCTTGTAGTAAAAACTTCTAATTTTTTCAAAGTTTGGCTTTACTGTAGGATCTTCCTTAATGTTATCAATAATATCCTTAGCTTGCTGCTCACTTACCACTTCAATTTTTACAGATGGAATAACACTATTAAGCTGAGCTATAATGTTCATTAGGTTTGTAGAACCCGGCTTAGATTGAAGCTCTGTAGGTAAATTGGCTGTATTAACAATCATTCTATATTTACTTCCTACAAAACTTACAGCATTTGATAAACCGTTGAGAGCAAGAAAATGATTTGCTCTTTTAAGATTTTGACTAATAAGTGTTTCATCAGCTACTCTTTGATCAGCTGCAGTACGCTTAATATAGTATTGTTCTTTTACAGGTCCAGCAATTACACCAAGCTTTTTAAGATTACCAATAACTATATCTTTAATATCTTCTTTAGCGGCTTTTGCTTTTACTCTAGAATCTTTAGCAATTATAGACGCTTCAATTAAAGTAGGATAGGAGCTATCACTTTTTACCCTTTTTTGGTGTAGGTTAATAATATGTGTAACAAAGACCGGGTCGTTGTATACACCTAATAACTGCTTGTATGCAGGAAGACTTTTATTAATGCAGGATGCCATACTATAAGTTACGAATTATTTTAGCAAATGTTTCTATCTTGAGCCTCAATAAACTGCTCCACTGTAATACCACTAGACTTTGCAGCATATTGATAGTCTTGAATTAAAAATTCTAATCCCGTAAAGTTATTATCTTGTACTTCTTTAGATAAAGAGTTAAACCATTTAGCAAGCTTTTCAACAGGTCCGGCAGTAATTGCAAGCTTAGAGTTTGCCAGCTCTACCACCGGTGTTTCCGATGACATCTGAGCTAAGGTAGAACCTTTTGTACTCGGTAGCTCTTCTACTGAATCCTGAGATAATTCTTTAGGTTGCATACCAAGAACTTCTACCGGACGTAGACCATCATATTTAGTAAGTCCTTCGCCAGTTTCTATATCTGTGTATACAAACTTTTTAAGAGCTTTGTCAAATTTTGATTCAATTCCATAATTGTCAAGAAGAAGATCATTTGGTTGACCAAGCTTTTTAGGCATATCAGATGTAATTTGAATAGCACTAGCTTGAACAGCAGGTGCACTTTCAGAGTACTGCGGGTTTGTAACCTCTGCTTTTCTAAAAGGGTTTACTTCAGGCTTAATTGGAACTGGACCAAACAATGACCAACCTCCAGCAAACTGTGCTTTAGATCCTAAAAATTCAATTTTTTGGTATTCAAAATAATTTGCAAATACTTTATTAGGAAGATTACCATTCTTATCTACACTAAAAGGTTTAGTGCTTTTATTACCAAAACGTTTAACTGAAATAAGTTTGTACAATGTATCACCTACTTTGACAACAGGATAACCAATAGCCACTTTTTTAGTACCAGAAAAAAGAGTTGTTGCCTCTTTTAATTTTTGCAGTTTCTCTTGAATATTATCCATTTTTACTTCTGAAGACGTTTCAGTCTTAAAAACTTCACCTTCATCAGTATAAAAAGGATTACCTTTTTCATCATAAAGAAGTTCTCCACCAATTGTAAGCATGACATTGTCTTTTGGCCAAATGTCTACAATAAGTTTAGTGGGTGTAACCTTTACAAAATCAAGCTTTGTAAACGGTGAACTTTCAGGAGATTTAGGAATATAAAAAGAATTTTTTGCTGAAGTAAGATAGTTAAAGGTAAAATCAGAAAGTAGAGTTTCAACATTTTCCCCGAAGAATTCTTCTAGTGAAGACTTTAATTCAGTCTTAGTAGCTTTAGTAAGAGCCTTTGCAGACTCAAAGTATGAACCAATAAGAATCGGAGGAACAATATTTAAAAAGCTACCAGACTTAAACTGTAGACCATCCTTAACAATCAAGTATGCAAGAAGCTTATCAAAGTGTTTTCTTGCTTTCATATCAGAAGCAAGTTCAAGAATAGAGTACTGAAGCTTAAGCTTTTGATCTTCGTTTATTTTAGTCCAGCTGTTAGACTCAATCAAATCAAGAAGAGTTCTATTCTTTTCACCGTCATAAGGTGAAGCAATTAGGTAATTATTAATAAAATAGTTTTTCGGATATCTCTCTCTTAACGTTACAAGAGAATGAATAGCAGACTCTGCTGAGTTTCCATCAGCATAAATAGTTGAATTACTAAGAGCTGCACGAAGTGTTGGGCTCATTTTACCATGCTTAAGAAAACCTTTGATGGTAAGATAACTAAGAATAGACTTTTCAAGCTCCTCCTTAAAGATATTTCTACGTTGAGTATTTTGAATATTAACAGAATTCATAACCATGTTAGACATTAAGATAAACACGGGAGACTTACTAATAAGAACACTTGGCAAAAGATTCCGAATATCCTTATAAATATTAAGAACTGCTGTATACATCTCAGAAGACTTTACATACGCGTCAAAGTCATAAGGGCTATTTTCAGAAGTTAAAAGATCAATGCTATATTGAATATCATTAAAAGACGCCATGTCTGGTGCAAATCCTTTAACAAGCTTTACAACTTTAGCAATTGCACCAAAGTATCTAGTCATTTCAAGCTGATCAGCAAGTGCTTCCAAAACGGCAATGTTCAAACTAGGACTTTGCCCACTATTTGCAATAGCTTCTTCAAGATCTTTAGTTGTAAACTCCTTAACAACTTGTTCACCCTCAGCCAGTTTCGTAGACTCTCGGGCTATAAGATTTTGAAGAATAACTTTTGGTGGCTTAGAGGTTCCGCTAAATAAATTTTTATTATTAGCAATTTCCTTATAGTACTCTTTAACTTTAGGCTGGTTGACAAATAGAATAGAATCTTTAAGAGGTACACCAAGTGCTACCAGATGACTAACAACACCTAACGCTTCAATGCTAAGACCAAGTCTTTCGGCCATTCTTTCTTTAGCATTATCCACCATTGCCGTAATAAGAGTAGAAAGAACAAAGCCCTTACGCACATTATCGGTATTAAAGCGATCAACATAAGAGTAATAACTTTTTCCGTTAATCATAAAACCCTTAAACTTTTCTGTAAAATAATTCTGACCACCTTTTGCAAGGAATGACCATTGAAGAAGTGCGTTTACGGTAGGACCGATACCTACAGAACCCTCTTTGTTACCTTTACGAGCTTTAAACTTACCAAGAGCACCAGATGTATTATAGTTCTTTTCATCAAAGAGTAGCTCTGCAACTTCAGGACTGAACGCAGCAACTGAATTTCTAAGATCTTTAAGAACATCTTGAAGAGGTAAAATATCTGCAGGTTGATATGCAGGAGGTAAATCACCACTAGTTGTCTCTGGGTTATAAAGAAGATGTGACTTAGCATCAAGAATCATGTTGTTAAGAGCACCTTCGTATTGAGGTACACCCTCAGCATTTTCTTTTTCTAAATAAGCTTCTGCTGTTATAGGAAGATTCATTTTTTTAAGAATAGCTTTAACATCTGCACTTAAGATACCTGTAGCATTAAATGTTTCTATTTCAACAGACAGCGCTTCTTTAGAAGGATTAAGTGTAGAGTAAACAGATTTAAAGCTGCTATTTTCTCTAAGAGTAAAGTTTATAAAATCTTTAAACTTACCCTTAGATGTTTCTGCTTTACCATACTCTCTAACTTCAATTTTACCTGTAAACGTTTTATCAATATACCACTGCTTAATGGAAGCATACAATTTGTCAATATCAAAGTCAGCACTGGAAATTTCAATAAGTTCTCTAGGAGAAACAATTACAGATCCAAATTCTGCAGGTAAAAAATCTACAACCTTAATAAACATTGCAGAGTGCTTATCCTGAGTAGGAATACGTATACCAAGCATTTCAGCAATAGCTGCTGGAATTTCACCATCTTCAAAAAGACCAGCGATCTCTCTAAAGTGTGCTGGAAGTAAAACCTCTGCATACTTTCTACCAGTAGGCTTACCATCTTTTCCGTACTCTGTTACATTAAAACGAAGTCTATCACGTACAAGATCACCTTCTTTTGAACCCTTTACAGAATTAATGTTGTAGTCTTCCTCAGAAACATTTCTTGCAGATAGAGCAAGCTCATTAAGATTAGCATTTTTCTTAAGTCTAGATCTTCTTACAACTCTACCAGTACCTCCAATTACTTCTCTTACTACCCCAATATTCCAATCCGATAGAAGTGTCAAGGTATGACCGGGAACCTTTTCTTGAAGAACACCCTTGCTCAAGTATGAAAGCATCATCTCAACAAATACATCTTGAACAATAGGATTGTTATGATCGTATTTAGGATTGTTATTTTCATCTAGTTCAAAGTACTCTGCTTGTGATCCACGACCACTAGCTATAAGGGTTTCTTGAGCATACTTGTACAGTTCTGAAAGAGTTACGTTTACAGTTTTAGAAGAACTATTTCCGTATTGATCAGGCTTACCTGTATCAAAAATCTTATTACGTTTCTCTGTGTACTTTAAACCATATCTTTTACCAGACAAGGCTTCATACATATCAGAAATTTCACCAAGAGATGTGGATTTACCGTTAAGTACAACTTTAACGCTTCTATCAATGTCAAGATTAATAATTTGCTTGTTTTGAGAAGGATCCGTAATTCTCATTTTGTTTGAAGGATTCTTCTGTTGCAAGAACATAAGACGCATATCAAGCTTAGATGCTACTGCTGTCTTTTCAGCAATTGCTTCTACAAGAGATGCCGCATCATTATAGGTATTCTGCTTTGAAAGTTTAGATGCAGATTCTGGAATAAGTGCGGATAATGTTTCAGTATTGTCCTGCTCATATTTTTCAAGAGCTTCTCTAATATTATGAAGTTCTTCATAACCTGCAAGAGGTGCCCAGTTACCAGAAGAATTTTTTACAGAAGTAAGTTCTTTAGTGAGTACAAAAGCAGAAGTCTTTACATATTTACCGTCACCGATAGGTTTGTAATAAACAACTTTAATTGAATTAAGCATTGTCCCTCTTTGAATCATACCCTTACTACCAAAGATCTCATCTTGAGTCAAGGGAACACCCTGGTCAATTTTATCTAAAACTTTAGCAAAGTTTGTATCAAGCTCACCAAAACCGAACTTCAAGTGACGAAAAGACTTAGGTGTAATCCACATCTGAGCATCTGCTTGCTCCTTAGTCTGTGGAGTTCCTTTAAGTGCTGACATGTACTTAGCTACAAACAACGGATCTTTAATAGTAAACAAAGACATTTCTTTAGTTGCGTGGTTAATACCAAGTTTTGGATCAGTAGCTTCTGTATAAGCCGAGTAACCACCAGCACCCTCACCTTTGTTTCTTTTTACTTCGTCAATAGCATCTTTAACGTTTCTTACTGAATCACCTTTAGTAAGTTGATTCCAGGCAAACGAATTCATAAGATCGTTGATATAAAACTGATAAATGTTTTGTTTAAGACTCTTAGCTACAAAACCGCTGTATACACCGTCAGCACCATGACCTTCTCTAAATACAACAGGTAAAAAACTTCCTTGGGGAATGCTTATCCTGGTTGCACCCTGACTAATGGTAGACTTTAATCCACCCTCTTCTACAAGAACCTTGATAAACTCATCCGCTTCTTTTTTAAGAAGTTCAAATGCTTTCTGAGTAATATTTTTTGCACCCTCAAAACTTGTCAAAGCTTCCTCAAAAGTTATTGTTGAGTTCTTAGCTTGTTCTTGTAAGTGCTCAATAAAAGCTTCTTCCATGTATGGAGCCATCTTAGAAAACTTAAAACCTCTTTCTTTTCCTATGTGATAATCTTTAATAAGATTCACACCACGTTCTGCTTCAACATGAGCTCTTTGAATAGAATCAAACTCTCTTTCAATTTCATTACGAATAGCTTGAGCGCCTTTTTTTGTAAGCTTTCCTTCTGCACCAAAATATTTAGTGATAGGAAGATTTACAATGTTAGATGTACTTGATGCTTCAAGAATAGAGGGAATATGGGTAGATGTTGCAAAAGTTTCTAAAACACCTGCAACTTCATTAAAGTAAGTCTTCTTATTCAGAGTAGAACCAAGAGCCATCATGGAAGCCAAAAACTCTACAGAGTCCATATCACCAAATGTTTTACCTCCTTCTTTGTTTACTTCAAGATATTTGTTTTCAAATAACTCTCCCTCTTTACCTACAAGAAATCTCTTAGCAATGCCGTCAATTCTTTCCAAGCTAAGACCTGAAAGAATAGACATAAACTGAGGATTAGCCAGAAGAAGATTGTTTTCATAGAAAGGATTAGCTGTAAGTTCACCGTTAAGAACAGCATTCTTAAGATTCTCTACGGCAATAAGTGCATACGTACTATACTGGTGATTCCAAACAGTTTCACCTTCAGCATTCTTCCAGCTTGTAGAAGAAATAGTTTCATCAAAGAATACATTTGATGAAGCAATATTCTTTAAACGAGTAAATGAACCCTCTTGAGTTTCATTCTCATCTGTCTTATCTATTACCTGTACAAACAAATCTACCCCGTCTGTAAGGTTACGCTGAATTTCTGTAAGATCCCTAGCACTAATTGGCTGAATTTCACTAAAACTATTTACAAAAAAAATGTCTTCCGGTGTAGCATTATCCGTAGTAACTCTTGCAGAGGCTAAAGAGTAATTAACCAAAGATGGATGTAAGTGAATACCTGTATGGTTTGCAATTGATCTAATCAAAAAAGAAACTTCGGCAGGACTAAGATCTTTACCTTCTTGAATAGTTGTTGCCAACTTTTCTATAAATGATGCACCAGCTTTTCTAGATGTCAAACTTCTTGTAGTATAAGCTTGCTGCCAAAGAGTAAGTTGTACTTTAGAACGGTCTTTACGATTTGCATCATAAATAAGAACATTACCATCATTATTATTAACAGCAATAAACTTGTAGTTAACTGAAAACTGTTCAAACCCCTTCATGATCTTTTGGTATAGATCAATATTTTTAGTAGGTCCCTCAACTATACCGTCTTCAATAGTAATACCAGTATCAGAAAAGAATGTATTAACTACAGCTTCTGTATCGGGATTACCCTGAGCATATTTAAACAGTCTCATTAAAGCTTTTTTCTGATCTGTTTGACCAGCAAGAGCATTAAGAAGACCATTGTAAACATGACTTACCTCTACAGATTGTACCATAGGAGTACCATCTGAAAATACAGTGTTACCAAACTGATCAGAAGTATTTCTAGTAATACTACCAAGATATGTTCTTACAAATACTGATAGTCCAGCAAACCCACCTCTTTCAGAAATTTTATTTTCAGCTACACCATCACCTTCAGCATCTGCTATATCCTCATTTACATCTTCATAGAATCTTTCTTGGTATCCAGCAGCAGACATAAAAGAAAGGATAGACTCCTTAAGGTCAGCAGTCTTTTCACTAACTATGTAGTAAAGATCGTCAATCTGATTTCTTACAGAATCAAAGTCTTCACCAAATCTTTCGGCGTATGTTTCATAGTTTTCTGGAATCTCTAAGTTGTAAAGAAGCTTGTACTCTTCAATAATACCATCAAGAATTTCTTCTGTAGACTTTTGCTCACTAGTAGACTTAATATTTACTACTGCTGCAATATCTAAAGTAAGTTTAATAGCTGCGGGCCCACTAAAAAATCTAGTGTACTTTTTTGCTACGGGCTTACCATCAGCACCCGGCTCTTCAATAATTAAAGGTCTAGCAAGAATTTGTTTAAATGCAGGAAGCATAACTCCAGCATTTGTAAAGTCTCTTGTAAATCTATTTGTAGCTACGGCTGACTTAGCAAACTTACCCGAATCAAAGTCTTGGAAAAGATTAACAATATCATTACGACTAGAAAGACCAAGCAGTGCTCTAATCCACTCAACAATTCTTGCAAATAAATTTTTATGTGCTACATCTGTAGGAAACTTCTTGTCTTTCTTCCAAGACTCAAAAGCATCAGCAAGATATTCTTCATAAACAAGATATTCCATCTGAACAGCATTAAATTTGCTGTAAAACTCAGGGTTAGTAGCTCTAAGTTCAGCAATAGCTGTCTCTAAAGTTTTACCTTCTCTTCTAAGAATCTGAAGTTTTTCTCTTTTAGCACTAGCAAGAAGCTTGTTAATCTGTTGATCATTAAGAATAAGTCTGAATAGACCGTGAAAAGCTTCGTGGTATTTAGCTGGAGAAATTGGTGATACTTGAATAACACCATTTACTTTAATACCACCTGCAAGTGCCTGAACGCTTGCATAGAACCTACCAAGAGTAATTTGACCAGTTTTAAAATTCTTCTCAAGAGTTTCAAGCTGTTCTACAGCAAAATAATCTGGTAGATTGTTTGTAACAAACTCAAGGAAGTCTTTCATAGATTTAGCATCTTCAGGAGTAAATCCAGGAGCTTGCTTAAATGAAGATAAAGATTCAGCACCATCTTCAATATCCTTAATGTTTTGCAAAATAGCTTTTACTTTAGGATTGGCATCTGCCGTTTTAGAAGCCTCTGCTTTTGTTTGACCAGACTCTATAGCCGCCATGTAAGCTTCTTTCCAAGCAACCTTTTTTTCATTATTAAGAGCAGTAAAACCTAATACTTTTTGTTCTGATACTCCTCCTTTAACACTAGTAGATGGTTGAGTAGTTCTAAGTTCTTCTACTATTTCTGCAAGAGTATCAGCATGAGAATGATAACCACCTTTTACAATAGTTCCATCATTATTTGTAACCTCCATAGGTTTATAATACAATAATGTTTTACCATCTAGTTTACCTTCATTAATTTGTTTAAGTATCCACTCTCTTCTTAAAGGTTTAATATTTTGGTGTTTAGTACCCATTAACCAATCTCTATAAGCTTGGTCAGCTTCATTAATAGTATTAAATACAGTAATATTATCAACTTTAGATTCTATAAGATTACCTTGTTTATCTCTGCGTTTTGATCCTATAAAAGGATTTCCAAACTGTTCTTCAGTATTACCAACTCTTGTTACAACAATTCCTTTATCTGTATAAGGTGTTGTAGCATCTTTTATATCAGCCCATCTGCTAAGATCTTTAACAATAGGTTTAACACTAGTAGATGATTGAGTAGTTTTAAAATCTTCTGATAACCCAGACAAAGTAGCTAATACTTGACTCTTAGTATGTTGTTCTACCACATCTTCAGAAGAAGCTTGTCTGGCAGGCTTATCTTTAAGATCAGCAAACGCCGTAAGCCTAGTTGCTCCAACAACTTCAGGTGCAACATTGGTAACAAAGTTTCCTTCTACAATATCTCTAGCTGTAATGGTTTGTCCCAAAGCAGCTTGAAGAGAATCTTCAGTAACAGTAACCTTTGTTTTAGTTTTGTTATTAGTCCTAGCTTCAGGCGACGTTCCGCTTGCTCTTTCTAAAGCAGCTAGTTCTGCATTAGCTTTTGCTAGTTTTTCTTTTGCAAGAGTTTTGTATTTATTATACTGCGCATTTACAAATTCTTCAGCTTGCTCATAAGAATCAAAAATAGTAACTTCTACTTCAGCTCTTTTAGTAAGTTTTCCATCTGCATCAAGTTCTGCAGGCTTCCAAATTTTTGTAATTACTTCAACGCCTTCTTGTGTAGTGTCTTTACGCTCGTCTTTAAAGTCTCTTACATCATAGATATTTCCAATATCGTGTTTTTGTCCAACATTAAATAGTGGATGATTAGCATTTGGATTCATTCCAGACTCTACACCATCTAATTGTCTTTGAGATTTTTCTATATTAGCTTTTTGCTGCTCTAGAACTTGGGAAGTTACTTCTGCCTGAGGCTCTTGAACATCTCTACCTGCTTCTTGCGTAGTATCATAACCTTGAGATATAGTTTTGTTATTAGTCCTAGCTTCATCAAGAGCTTGATTCATTACAGAAACAAGATCTGCCGCAGAATTAAGACCAGTAACATCTACAGTTTTTTGAAATACTGTGGTAATACCCTTAGCATCTTTTGCAAGAGTAAGTACGAGATCTCCGCTAGAGTTTAATGATGGTATAATGTAAAGGTTGCTTGTAGGCAATGCCACAAACATTTTATCCAAAATCCCCGTATTGAAGCCATCATTGTTTTCTGTCTGATCTTCTACAAAAGCTTCTGAATTTGCTTTAACATATTCAGAACGCTTTTTAAGACTATCTAATACTCCTGTAACCTGACCTTCTGTAAGTCTTGGAAGCTTAAGCTCAATAAATACAATGTTTCCGTTTGGCTGTCTAGCAGCTAAAACATATCTACCAAGAGAAGAAAATCTCTCTTTGTTTACCTCAACCTCTTCTTCAAGACGTGCTCTTTGCTCAGGTGTGTACTCACCACTAGTAATATAACGAGTGCTCGAAGTAATAGTACCTCTAACTTTTTGTTTACGTTGTTCAATAATAAAGTATCCACCGTCTAACTGGTTAAATGCTAACTCATTAATTGTAGCACTTCCATAAGCATAAGAAGATCTACCCACATTAAATATTCCTAGCTCTTCTTGAATTTGGTTTCCTGTAAGAACAATCTGTTCACCATTATTTTCATTAAGAAGCTTTTCGGCATTTTTCCAAAGAGCAAAGCCGTTGTAAAGGTTTTTTTTAAAACTTCTAAAATTATCAAAAGGATTACCTTTAATATTTGAAAACTCTTGAAATAATTCAAAGCTTATATCCGCAGCCTTAATAGTTTTACCATTAACATCAAGGAAGTCTACATCCTGAAGTGTATCAAGCCAACCAATAGTTTTACCATTAAATTGTAACTCAATATAAATTTTAGGAGATTTTTCTATAATGTAAGGGTTTGCTGCTTTATCTCCAATCTTAAGATAACCTTTTTTAGACTTATCATAGTTAGGATTAGGTCTGATTACAACAGTAAGACCTGCAGCTAATTCGTTCTTTGGGGTATTAGCTAAAATAATACTTAGTCTACGTTGAGAATCTTCTCTGGTTTCATTACCCTCTCTGTTAGCATGTACAGAGTTATACTTATCTACACTAAGCAAGTAACTTCTATTAGAGTCTTTACCGTCTACTCTGTTTCCGGGAAGTAATGATCTAGACTTTGCAAAGATTTTTTCCTGACCGGTTTCAACGTTTACAGCCTTAAGTCTAACATTAGGTGCAGACATCTCGGAAGGCTTACTAACAATTCTGTAATCGTTAATACCATCGTTCCAAATTTGACCTGTAGTAAATACAGTACCATCAAATACAAACGTATCTACAGTTTCTTTGTTAGTTTCAGCATAATTAACCTGAGCATCTACAGCATCTTGAAGAGTTTCAAAAATTGCATCTTGCTCATTTGTAGACAAAAGATTTCTGTTTTCAAAATTTACTACTTCATAAGTACTAACATCTCCTTTACTTGTAGAAACCACAAAGACTCCAGAAATAGGAGTAACTCCAGATACCAGCTTTTGATCAGCTTTAAGTTTAGAATTATCAAATACTCCACGATCCTGGTACTTAGACATCATATACTTAGTGTCTAGACCAACAGAAGAAAGATTATCAATTACAAAAACTGAGTCTTTATTTTTAGATAGCCAATTAAGAAAATCATTAAACTCATACTCTTCATTAAGACCTGGATTATCCGTTAAGAATCTTTCTTGTAAAGAGAGAAAAGCATCGTGAATGTTTTTACCCTGTTTGCTACTTAACCAGCTGACAAAACTTGGCATCGGATTACCCGAAGCCTTTCTTCTAGCAGCTTCATCAGTATATACCTTATTAATAATATCTGTAAGATATTTACCTAGCGGTGTAATAAACTGAAACTCTCCAGTTTCTTCATTTTTTTGAACCAAAAACTCTTCTGTAACTTCAAAGTCTTTCTCAGTTACATCTGTAATATTACCAGCCTCGTCTGTTATAGGTACTAAAGGATCAACATTCTTAATAGAGTTCTTATTATACTGATCAATTAAAGTTTGAATTTTATTGTATATCTCTGTGTTAGGAAGAACAAAACCATCTTCTGTAACAAAATTTTGAGGTATTGTACCATTAAACATAAACTCAAAATACTCTGTACCGTCAGAAATCTGTACACCAATCTCAGCTAGCTCATTCACAAGCTGATTTCTTTCGGATTCATTTACAAAAGCTTTTGCACCCTTTTCAAAATGTTTTTTACGATCAGCAAAGGTCTGTTTCCAAATCTCCGCACCTCTTTCTGTACGAGCAATCATCTCTGCAGGATTGATCAAAGTATTAATTGTATCAGCAATAGCTGCTGATTCATCAGAAAGCAAGTAATAATCTACAAGACTTTCAAACGAATCTTTAATAGATTGTTCACTAGTAGCACCTAAAGTTTTTACATATTTTTCATACTGCTTATATAGCTGCTGATATTCTTTCTTATTTAGCTTTCCCTTTTTAGAACCCTGCTTATTAAGTGCACTATACTTTAATGCTTCCAGATTAGACTGGAAAACATCAAGAGCATTGTATCTAGCTTTCTTTTCTTTAAGTAAAACTTTTTGTTCTTCTGACAAAGTATCAGAACCTTCAAGAAGATCTATTTCCTGTTTAAGAAGTTGAATATCTACTTTTCTGCTCTGCTCTGAAAACATTACAGAAAAGTCTGAATATGCAGCATTTGCAATATCAGACTTAAGAGAAAACTCATTAGTAATTCTTTGCATACGTTGAGCATTCTCAACAACCATGTCCTTTGCAAACACCACTTCTTTTTTTGCTTCTTCCCAAGCAAAATAATTTACTAGCTCTTGATTGTATTGAGCCGGCTCTTTATCTTTATTAAACTTGTTTGGGTTATAAGGCTTGCCAAATCTTGATTCAGTATCCTTATAATTCTCCTCAAGCTTATTCATTACTCCAAGAAGCTCATCAATCTTTTCAGCACCTTTTTCTGTAGTACTACTAAATAGTTTATTAAGCTCTTCAGGTGTAAGACCTTTCATATCTTCAAGAAACGACTTGTAATATTTATAGTTACCAGAAACAAACAAACGATAAGCATTAGTTCTTACAGCCTGTCTTTTTGTATCAAGAAAAATCTTTTGATCACCTTGAGCTTGAGCCACATTCATTTCAAAAAAAGCTTCTTTCTGAGTTACAAGATTTTCTTTGTTAAGAAAGTCAATGTAATCATTAGTGCTAAGAGCAGAATTATTAATACTTTCTGCAAACTCTTTAAGAATTTCGGCTTTTTGTGCTGCTTCTTTTCGGTTAATAGTCTTATCAAAAATTGCAGTTGTAGCTTTTCTGCCACCAGAAATAACCCCACCAGTTAGAAAGCCTTGAAGAAAGGTGTCAAAACCTTGTCCACTAAAAACATTTTCAGAAGCAGACTTTTTTACAGATTGTCCTAAAATGTTATTTGCTGCAATAAGTTGATCACCATAAATAGTACCGTAGTATTCTCTAAGCTTTTTATCCTTATAAATAGAAGTATAGTAATCAACTGTAGAACCTTGTATAAACTCTTGACTAAGCTCTTGAATACCTTCAGACATATTTGCTTTAGTATATTTAAAAGCAAGATTAGCCCACTTTCTTGGATTCTTAATATCTTTTAAGAAAGAAACATCCTCTACCCGTGCTACAGATTTTAAAGCATCGTCAGCACCCTTAGCTAGCTGTTCAGAAATTTCCTCTGCAGATTTTACTACAAGTCTTTTACCACCGGCACTTGCAATGTCATCAGCTTTAGATAAATATTTACCAAAACCTCTAAACGCATTATCAAAAGTCATTTTATTTGTTATATAAATAAGAGGAACGTTTACAAGACGGTTTGTAAGTCCTGCTTTGCTTGCAAACACTTCAATTTCTTGAAGTTCATCAGGGGTAAGATCCCGTCCTACCTCATTTCTTTTTATTGCTATTGCTTGATCTCTTGTATCATTATATCCAAAACCACCTTCCATGTTTGATTCATCAAGGGTCAGGTTAACAGTTCGTACATCTCTATAAAAATTTCCAAAACCTGTAGCAATTGTTGCATAGTCTTTAAGATTATCTGCAGATTTAATACCTTTTGCCCAAGTAACAGTATTAGGTACTAAAGACATACCTATAGCAGAACCAGCACCTTTAGCGGCTTTATAAAAATCTCTTGCTGCATCTACAGTACCAAAAGCTTTCCATGCAGATCTTAATTGTTTTCCGGCTTGACCTAATCTTAAAGCAGCAACCCCCCAGGAAGCTCCACCAGTAGGAGCGCCAGCATAAAATAAAAGTGCCTCTTCAATTGCAAGCTCTCCTAGTATACCAACAGTATATGCGGCATTAAGACCAAAATTATTTATCCAAGAACCAAGACCTTTACGGCTAGATTGACCAATAGCAACAGCATTACCAAATTCATCGGCAAGCTGTGTATCATCAAAACTAGGATTACCTGAAAGAAGGTTACCCATAGAACGTACACCAGCAGTAAGACCTAATCCGGTAAGCCTTAGAATTTGTGGTGTTGCCCTTGATACGTCATCCCAAAGAGTACTATTCTTATTATAGTAATTTTCGTTATCAGCATATGGGTAAAACCCAAGCTCTTTAAACTTAGGATGATTTACATATCTATCATAGTTTACTTCTGCAGGTTTAAATGTCTGAGGAGATGCTTCATATAATGAACGTGATGGATTATTACTTAAAGCGTATTTATCAAAAGCTTTAATCCATTCAGGTCTAGTTTGTGAATCAGCTGATGCAGCAAGTTTTCTTGTAGGTTGTCCTGTTATTGGATTAACAAGATTCATTCCTTGTGTAGGAGGGGTAAAAATTCTTTCTGGAAAATTTGCACCAACCTGAATAGGTGTATTGTCAACCAAAGGGTTTTGAGCTTCTGCCATCTGATTAGATTATTATCTATTTACTTTTGAGCGTTTAGTCTCTGCTGTTTTTTTTGTTCGTATCCTTGATTTCTCCAAAGTCTATAAATATCATCCATAACACCCATAGGGTACTCTTCAGTAACACTATTACCATTTTGACTAAAAGATATAATTACAGTATTAGGGCTATTACTTTTTTGAGCTACTTTAAAGTATCCGTAGCCTGAAATATTTTCATTAATAGTATTACCGTTAGCTCTAAATACAGTAGTAAGGGCAGTCTCTTTTCTAGACAAAGCTGCAGGTCTATTAACCATGTCTTTATCTTGCATAACAACAGTAAAACCGTCAATAATCATTTTCTGAAATTCAGCTTTTCCAGCATCATCTAAATCTGTAGTTAAAATAAACTCTTTCAGCTTAGTTGGATCTACAAACTTTATAGTGTACGCCGCATTATCTGCTTTACCAAATGCAGCATCCTGAAAACTAATCTCATATTGTATTCTATTTTCAGTATTAGATGATATGTGTTCAGTTAACAGTTTTCTAAGAGCACCCTTAATTAAACTCATTCCAACCTCACTCTGTGCAACTTCATCTCCAGTATTATTACCAATAGAAATACTAGCAGGAGCATTATTTAAATTTTCATACATGTTTACGGCAAGCTCTCTTGCTGATGAGTTTGGTATTTTTTGATCATAAAAATACTGAACTCTAGGATAATTATATCCTTCACCTTGAAGACCCTCTATCTGTGCAGATATAGAAGTTATGGGAGAACCTGATTTTCTAACTGTAGTATTATATTTTTCTGTAAACTTTTTAATTAATTTTTCATAAACTGTTGGCTCCTTAATAGTTCTTGTCCATGTAGGCTCATCATCTAAATATAAATTTACAGGAGCACCAACACCAGATGAAACTAAAGGAGCCACCATTTCTTTTGGAGTTTCTTCTTTTACACCTAAAGCATCATAAAACTCTTCCTTATTTAGAATTCTACCATTTTTGGCTAAAAGATATTTTGCTAAGGGATCTGATTTAGAAAGCTCTTGAACTATAACTTTATTATTATTTCTTTTTTGATTAAGATATCCGTTATAAGAAGCAAAAGAAGTATTAATTTTATCTCTATCACTAAGATATAAAAGGGCCCCCTCTGAAGATTTTGCATTTTCAGAATCTTCAAAGGCGTCATCAATCTTGTTATAAAGATCCCTTACCTTTTCTGGAGAAAGACTCTCAATGTCAACATTATTAACAAGTGCTGAAATTTCAGGAACATCCATTAAGGATGCAGTTTTAATAGCATCTCTTTTAATTTCAGTAATTCCATTACTACGTTCTACTAGAGCGTTAGCATCAGCAATAGCCCAATCGACTTCTTCTTTAACTGATGCACCAGGGGCACCGCTATCAATGCTATCGGCATAGTCAAGATTCAAATCCTTACCGGCACCCTTACTTGCAGCTTTTGCAAGATCATCAACTTTAATTTTAAACTCAGCATCCTTAAGAGCAAAAGATCCAGCTTGTGCTGCAAACTCTTCACCAAGATAAGTATTAAGCATAATATTTTTAGCTCTTTCAATTTTATTGTCAGAAGAAGACGGTCCTACAAGATTTAAGTAATTCTCAGCAGCCTGCTTAGCTATTTCTAGTTTTTTAACTTTAACTTTCAAATTCTGATAATCAACATCTTCCGGAGATCCAGGGGTATATGGTTTTTCGGCCATTTTCTTTTCATGCTCATTTAAAGCAGTATCAGCATCAACATATGAACGAATATTATTGAGTTGCTCTTCAGTAAAAATTTGAGTTACTAAATTATCTAAATAACTATTAGCAACTTGCAATTGTGCTTCTTGTCTAGATAATCCTGTAGCAATACTAGCCTCAACATTATTTCTAAATTGGGCTTCTACTCTTGTACTAGCATAATCACTTACTGCAGGATCCTTCATAAGTTCTCTGGTAATTGCTGACATCATTGCTGATTCTACTATTTTACCATTCTTATAAGTATAAATATAACCATCACCCTCTTCATCAAACTCTACATTCATACCATAGTCATCTAACACTTTTTTAGAAAGTGTTCTAAAATTAACACCTGGAACATATTTAGGTATTGTCATTTTTAAAGCTTCATCAGGAGAGGCTTTTTGATAATCCATTTTAGCATACTTTAAAAGTTGCTCACTATATGGATTATACAACATTCTATCATTAGAATCGGGAGAATTAGCAAATGATTGTGCTCTTTGTATACCGTCGTTTATAGCTCGTGTATTAACAATATCACGAATGTACATTTTATTATCTACTAGTGGAGTAAACACAGCACCGGCTGCTTTTACATTTCTAGGATCGGTTAGATCAGCACCAGATACCTGTTTAACAAACTCATTTGCTTGAACTTTATAAGTATCTCTAAGCTCAATATTATCCTGCCTTGTTAAATCCCCATCAATTATAGAATTGTATCGTTGAGCAAAATCTGCAAAGTTTCTTTTTTGAGTGGCTGATAAAATTTGCTGTCCTTGATTTAAAAAATTCCAATCAGGAGTATAGGCCTGCACATCTTGAGTGCGAGCATTTATAAAAATATTGTCAATATATGAAGCCATATTTGTTTTGGATCTACATTAAAAGATACTAAAAATCTTGTAGGTTTTTAAACTTTGAAGGTTTAATCCTTATATCTTTTATTATTTTATGGAAAATAAATAATACCACCATATGAAAAACCGCTATCAGTCTGCTCATTTTTATTTTGTCTTTGACTTGGTGGTTGGTATATATCGTAAAAAGGTGGTAATCCTTGTTTCTTAGATGAATTTTCTAATAAGCTTAAAAAATATTTATTTCTTGTCTCAAGATTTTGATCCTTACCATCTTTATCTAGGCTTGGAGCAAACGCATCAAACGCTCTATTTTTAGCGTTTTGAACACGTTTTTTTTCATTCTCATCCATTTCTGCATAATCACCTACATCCTGCATTGATTTTAAAACTTCTGGATTAGCTGTAACCTCACCATACATTCCAGGCATAGTGTTAATTTGAAAATCAGGATATAACTGGTTAAAAAGTTTTGCTCTAGCCAAATTAGTTTCCATTGTATTCTCAAGTTCTGTACCTTTTGTACGGTAAGATCTCATTTTTTCATCATAAGTATCTTGAACCCTTACAGTATCATCATAAAGACCTTTTGCTAATGCAGCATTTGTTGTGTCTCTTTGATTTTTCATTTGAGCGTTAAACTGATTAGCCCAGTTACTAATTCCTACATTCTGATTACCTGTCATAGCTGCAGAATTTAAAGATTGTTCTCCTGCTTGACCCGCCATAAGAGAGGCCGTAGAAGATTGTCTACCTGGTCCTGTAAATGCACCAAGAGCATCTAAAGCACCTTTATTACGTCCAGCAATTTGCTGTTGTTGACGAGTATCATCTAAGTAAGTAGGATCAAACGGTGTTTGACTAAGCCTAGGTGCAAATGGAAAATACTTTCTTTCACTTAATTGATTACGAGTATTAGTGTTTAAATTATTTATATCCTGTTGAAATCTATAAGTTTTATTTTTAGGGTTAAGTGTAAATGTAGGTGTGGGGGTTGGTGTTGGTGTAGGTGTGGAGGTTGGGGTAGGTTCTGGTG